GTTTACAATTACACTTCTGGAACGCATGGCCCTTTTTACCTCTACATCATACTCATCTACAATGTTAGAAATAGAGTCGCTAATGCGCTCATAGCACATCCTGTACTTAGTATCGTAAGCGTAATTGCTCTCGTGTTGCTTCTTAGCGTGTATAATGGTAGCGTGATTCTTGTTTATTATCTCGCCTATGCGTTGTAGCGACAAGCTAGTTTGCTCAATTACAGCTACGCTAAATGCGTGTTTCCATATTACATTCCCTCGCTCCCTGTTATCCTTAATGCCCTCTTGTTCCTTTAGTTGTTTCCAAAGGCTGTGTAGCATCATCTGCTGGTCAATAACTACTATATCCATCTATCTTGCTCTTGTGTATTGTTTTAAGCCACTCTACCTTGTTTGGTACATCACCATATTTTAGGTGGCAAGGCCGACATACGGCCATTAAGTTTTCTATTACATCTTTGCTGTTACTACCACCAGAACCTCTGTTCTCAATGTGGTGTATATCTACAGCCCTACTACCACATACCTCGCAGGGTATAAAGTCATCAAGCACATAGTTAAAGTGCTGCATGTATACTTTAGTGTGCTTTTTCACAACTCGCCTACTATGGTGTAAGTATCTAAGTCTTGGCCCCTTACAAAGAAGTCCTTATATAAGGTTATCGCTCTATTGAACTTTGCCTCACCCCTTTTGTAAAACTCCTCACTAATTGTATAAATGCCCACATCTGTACTGCTTTTGTCCAGTGCAATAAATGTAAAGTCTTTATAGCTAACCTTAAACAGGTTGCAGTATATGTATGCCTGTAAGTCATAACCATACTTATCAGCGCTGTACTTAAAGGCTTTTAAATCGGTTGTTGTTTTAATATCTGCAACGCCATTAGGTGTCCTGATGTCTGCCTTACCTCTAAAAGGGTAGCCGCCTAATACATCTACTTGGGGCACCTCAAACTCACTGCCTTGCATATACTGCATTGCCATTTCGTTCCTGAAGAAAGCATCAGCCATGCGCTCACCTGCCTGCATGTCCTTTCTGGTAACACAAGTCTTAGGGTTATCCAACTGGGCCTCCTTAAAGGCCTTTGTGTTTTTACTAGCTACCTCTACCACCTCAAATATATTATCAAACTTTTCAGGCTCCAGTATCATAGTGTGTATCACCCTACCCATTAGCAGCGCTGGGCTGCTTTCCTCTTTGCCGTACTTCATTACATTGTAATAAGTCTTTGGGCTGTCCAGTAGCATCTTTAAACTGCTGCTGCTGTGGGCCAACTTGTTTAGTGGGCCATAGTAAAAGCTGTCATCTACAGCCTTTTGGACTAACCAATCTCTATCGTAGTCCGTTCCATCTAACATCAACATGAGTAGCAGGTTAACATTTCTACTAACTCATACACTGCTATCATAGCAACCATTCCTAAAATTACCATAGTCTGCAAGAATGCTACTACCGCTACTTTGTTCCAATCAATCTTTTTCATTGCTCTAGTTTTTCTGTTACTGCTAAAATAAAATCATATGCCGCTGAGTGGCCACCTACATTCCAGCTGTACAGCCTTGTAGTGGTATACTCCTCATCATAAGTTTTCCAATCGTAAATAGTAAATACATTACCCTCGTAGGTGAACACCCACTCCTTTTGCACTTTGCCATCATCACTGGCCTCAGGGAAAGTTGGCTCCCCTAATACATCAACAAGGCGGCTATAAGTAAAGCCACCAATCTCTCCCTTTAGGCTTGAACCGCCTATTACTGCAAGGGCATCAGTCTCATTAAGTAGTTTCATTGCTGTAATTATTTACAGCTAATATACACAATTTTGTAAATAACTACTCCTCCTCCTCAAAAAACTTTTTGTGCAGGAATTCCTCTACATCATCTAAACGCCTCTGTATCTGTCTGTTCTGGTTAAGGGCAAAGCCTAAACCTATTCCAAATAGTATAAGTATCATTCCTCTTTTATTTTATATGGTAACACTTCAAATATCAAATCCTCTACATCTTCAAATTTCAGGTAAGTAAATACATCCTGTGCATTCCACCTGCCTAGCCATTTGTACAACCCCTTTTCATAGGGTATATAATTTTGGCGTGTAACCGCCTCAGGGCTATACGCCTCACACATATCCAATGCTCGCACCCTCAGGTGCTTCTTTCTAAATACATAAAAGGCATCTGGAAACTGGAAGGCTATATACTCGGCCTTGCTTTTTTTGCTGCACCAACCATCGCCACCCCATACATTCATAAACTCTAGGAGTATGTAGCCTGTGTGGTGCATCTTTTTTAGCCCCTTTACATCTACCTTCATATCGCCCCAGTAAAAGTCAATGTGCTTCTTATCATCAGCTAGCGAGGATTTATGAGCACCAGTAATTTCCTTAAACAATGCCTCCCCTGTTTTACCTACCTCAACACATACAGCGGTACGGCTTTCAGTTAGCTTGCGTTTATCCTTTAGATAGTTACGCAGTTGCATCTAACAACTCTTGCAGTTGGCGCATCCATTGCATCCATATCTTAGGGCTGCAGGTGCAGGGCACATCAAACTTGTGATTAAATACTCTAGCGTGTATTTGCGCAATGCGCTCTCTATCCTCGTGTTTGAGTGTGCTTTTACGCAGCACGCCACTAGACAAATAAGCTATCTCATCCTCCTCTAAACACTCAGGGGTACGGCTATATGGAAACAGCTTATTAAGCTTTTCTTTCCTAGCATCGCAACCACAATCCTCACCTACTACAGCCTTAACTACTTTTTTAATTCCAGTGGCTGTAGTTATCTGTTCAATAGTATCACCCAATCCCTTAGGCTTATTTTTGCTGCCTTTTGGGCGGCCAATTTTCTTAGATTTGGTTGTAGTCTCCGTTGCTGTAGTCTTCCCAATCTTCGTTGAGTCTGTCTTGGATTCTTGCTTTGCCATTCTTTATAGTGTTCTTAATACTTGTTAAACCTATGCTTGTCTCCCTGTGTATTTTATTCATACTGGTGCCCTCCATATGTATTCGGAGCATCTTGGCATCGTACCAATGAAAGTCATCCATCTCCTGCTCCATATAATCCAGCAGGCGCTCCATTGCTTGGCGTTCTTCAGGTAACGCAGTTTCTTCCAGAAAATCAAAATCTAAATCATCAAGGCTCACTTTATTAATCTTGCGCTTGGCCCTTTGGTATTTAAGTGCTGTGTTAATACAGCTGCGGTACACATAAAAGAAATTAAGGCTGTCCTCCTCATCGTAAAAGTTTATCCTGCCCTCTGCCTCCATTTCAAGTAGGCGCAGGAAAACCATTTGTACTATATCGCCAGCTATGCTGTAACTGCCATCAGTATACTCTTTTATAAAGCCTGTAAGGCGTTTAAAGTTTTTTCTGTAAAACCTTTCTATCCTGCCCATGTTATGTTTATAACAAAAAGGCCGCAGCATATCTGTAGCAGGTTAAGCCCACCTAACTCATCGGTAGGCTCATAGTAGGCGTAATTTATACCTAACAGGACTCCAGTAATAGGGCTTAACTCAATTTGCATATTATTTAGTTTTAATTGGTTACAATATAACTACTTGAGTGTTGAAAAGCAAGTCTACCTTTTAAAGGCAATTTCACCTGCATCATCCTTCTCAATTATTCTAGTAAAAGGAATGCGGTGGAGTTTGCCTGTTGATGTATTACGCACTATGTAATAACTGCTGCCTACATCAATATCTGACTCCTCACCATCTACCCTAGTTTGAAAGTAAGCGTGTGTCTCTATACACACAAATTCCATTCCACTTACTACAAACCTTTGGCCGTTTAATATCCTCCTCTTAAAATTCATTCATGTAATTTTCAAGCGCCTTGTTAAGGCGTGTGTTCTCCTTTTTTAAGTCGTACAACTCCTGCTTTAATTTGTCATTAGTTATACGAGCATCTAGTATCAATTTGTCCAGTGTAGTAAAGTAGTCTGTAATGTGTCTATACACTGCAGAAGTATCTGCGCAAATATGGAATACCTCCCACAACTGCTCTTTACTCATTGACTCCTTTTCGCTTAATTCCTTGCTTAAGTAATCTAGTGCTCTGTGTAGCTCAGCTTCCTTTTCCATATAGTAAAGCCTGTTACCCTCAAAATGGAGATTCATCTATTTGTCTGTCTTTAGTTACTAAATTTAACCCATTTATTGTAAAGCCACAATTGCCTGCCGTTGAGGCTAGCCTTACTGGTGCATCTAATGGTGTAGGCCTACCACCACTTTCCAACTCTTTAACCTTGCGCACATGTATATCAGTGTATACCCAATCTTGCGCATGCTGAGTGTATCTATGAATTACAAAGAACTCATCGGCCCTGTTAACGAATTTACCGCCTCCTTCAACATCGCTAGCCATTGGTGGCATGGTATGGTTAGCATACTCATGGCTGCCCTTATGCACCTTTCTAAGCGCCTCTGTTGCAGGGTGTGTGTTTAGTATAGTAGTTACACCATATTCCTTACAAAACTTCCTTAGGTGGCTTGTTACCTCATAATGGTAATCGTGTGTGCTTATACCCTTTAAGTCCTCCTTGCGTATTGTAAGGCTGTTGTAAGGGTCAATCATCATACCCTGAAACTCCCAAGCATCATATACCTCGTTTGCAATGTCCAGTAACTCAAAAGCATTTACTATTAACTCGCTATCTATAAAGGCCCAGTGGCCCTCTACAAAGCTATGGTGCCGCCAGAAGGTTTGCTCATCTATTTGGTTTATTGGCTTGCCAGCCAAAAACTCTATTAACTTACGCTGTAAGCTTTGCACCTCGTTTTCGCTGCTGTATATAAGCCACTTTGTGCCGTTTTCTAATGTGTGTAATAACTGCAGGTAAGTCATTGTGTGTGTCTTACCGACATTGGCATGTCCAGTAACTACCACAAAGTTTCCTTTTTTAAAGCGCAGAAAGTCATCTATTTCAGGAACCCCAAACCTAGAGGCCTCGCTTATCTTACCCTCTCTTGCTCTCTCTAAATAGCGTAGGGTTTGGTTTGATTTTATTATGTGCTTATGTATCATAGTCGTGAATGTAGGTATCTTTTTTATTGGGTCAAAAAAAAGGGGCGGCATAATTGCCAACCCCTCTTTACTACTTAACACGAGTATTTAGAATGGTAAGTCATCACCTACTGGCTCGCCACTCGCAATGGCTTGCGCTGTTTCTATTTTTTCCTCTCGGCTGCTGAAATGCGTGTTGTAGTTTGTTTCCTGCTTGGGCTGTTCCAGAACCCACTCCACAAACGCATCAGCAACCTTAAGTACATCTGTGCTTTTAGCACCCTTATCCTTTAGCAAATCAACTGCTGCTTTCAGACAACTCTGCTTAACAATCATTTTCTGCTTGTCATCATTGTTACCTGAGTAACTAGGCTTGCTGTAGCTACCACCTCCGCCACCATTGTATACTGGCTTAATCTTATTGCCGTACTGGTTGCTAGTAATCTCATACTCTACCTCTGCACCTGCGGTAAACTTATCTTGGTCGGCTTTAACGCTGTTGTACTCACCGCTATCTCCGTTATCCATTGTTACAAAGAATTTGTAAAATGTTTTGCCGTTAAATGAAAAGTCCCCCTTTGGAGACACTGATACTACTTTTGCTGTTTTCATAATGTTGATTGATTTTCTAAGTTTGCAATTTGAGCCTCTAGCATAGCTAGGCGCTCCTTCATCCATTCGCTGCCTATGTTAGCAGCAAAGGTTTCTAAGTCATCTAGGACTTGGTAAATGTTTTCTGTATTCATTGCTCTTGTTGTTTAAATAAGGGCGGCTGTTACACCGCCCCAGTTGTTTATTAAACTATTTCTTTTCTGTAACTCTCGTTGCTTACAAAGTAGTTGTTAACCAACTCCCATTGCGCCCATTGTGCGCCAAAGTCCTTGACTCTTACATAGTTATAAACTAAAATACCCTGTAGTTGTCCCCAATCTCCGTAAACCTTTGTTCTCTCTGTTCTTGTTTTCATTGCTCTTTGTTTTTGTTTAACAAGTCAAAGAAATACAAAAATGAATTAACCGACAAAATTTATTTAAAAATTTTACCCTCTATTAAAATGACAGATGTGTCTTTGGGTATATCGCTTGCTGGTTCTATGCGTACAGCCTTGATGAATTTCTTGTTATCATCCTTAACTAAGCCTGCCTCTACCAGTGCATCTTGTGTGAATTTAACTGCCATAATGCAGTTATCTAAGTCATAGCGGTAATTAACCTTTGCAGTAATTACGCAATACTCAAACTGAAAGTCGTAATCTAACTGCTCCATAACTACAGCACGCCACTTGCTTTTCTCCTTACTACGGAATGTCCAGTGGGGTGAGGAGTAAAACTTATTAAGGCTGGGTATCTTACCCAAGTGTACCTCTATTTTAGTGTGGTCAACCATATAACAACCTTGATGCATACTCAGCATCTATATAAGCTATCTGTGCTATGTATGCTA